GTCTTGCATAGGTACGAGGTGTATTTGGACGAGGGCTACTCACCTAAGGACGCTGGCTTGATGGCGCAAGAAGACTATGAGGTTGAAACGTATGAGCACCAGCCTGAGGAGTGTGACAATGCCGAAGAGGGGATATAATCACGGGTACACCAAGGCAGAACTGGTACCTATTGACAAACAGAAGATTACCTGGAAACTAGACAATCCACAGTCAGTTAAGAATGCACAAGCTAAACAACAAGAATTGATTAGCAAAGGGTATCGGTTAATGAAGTGCGACACAGGTGTGTTACACTATCATCTCATCGAGGCATTTCTTGACAAGGAGAACAGCGAATGAATCTGTTTATATTACATGAGGACCCGGCCGTGAGTGCGACGTATCATTGTGACAAGCATGTTATTAAGATGATACTAGAGAGTGCACAGCTTTTGTGTAGCACGCTCAACATGTTGGGATATGACACACCATACAAGACGACACATAAGAATCACCCGTGTCGTCTCTGGTGTGGCGCCTCTTTATCTAACTATAAATATGTGTATGAATACTGCCGTTGGTTAAACAACGAGTATATCTGGCGCTACGACAATGGAGACCACAAGTCATGGAAAGTTGTTGAAGAGTTGCCAGTACCTGTGGACAAACTTGAGGACACAGGGCTTACACCTTTTGTACAATGTATGCCTGACAAATACAAACACAAAAGTGCTGTCAAGGCATACCGTCAGTATTACAAAGCTGACAAGACGTACATGGCTACATGGGACAAAGGTGTCGAAGAGCCATGGTGGTGGGCCAGAACTAAGGTGCCCATCTAAGATACGAGGAGAATCTATGTCGAATGATTTTGAGAATATGGAGTATTGCATAGCGCATACTCACGAAGAACAGATGATGGAGAGTGGGCGTAAACGTGCGGAGAAACGGCGCAACTCAAACGTCATGCGTAATGACGCGTCTGTCACAAGTTCAGGTAAGTCCATGGTATCCCGTGCGATACAACCTATGGCTGACCACATCGTAAAGTTTTTTAATGAGTCAGGTATCAAAGGTAAACCGCACATGGCTTTTACTTTTGCCAAAGAGATACCGCCAGAGACTATCGCTGTTATCACAGCTAAACACATCATCAACATGATGGTACAACGTAAGGCTTTGACTGCTACAGCTATATCTTTAGGTGAGAAGATTGAAACTGAGGTGGCCTTGCGTAATTTTGCACTGGCTAATCGCAACTTGTATCAGACTGTTAAAGCAAACTTGGATAAGCGTAGTTGGAATTACACTTACAAACGTAGAAAGTTCCGTGAGTCTGCTATACGTGACGCTGAGGGCAACTGGATTAAATGGACTACCAACGAAAAGTTACAGATTGGTATACGTTTCATTGACATCTTTATACAAAGCACAGGCTTAGTTAGTATTGGCACGGAGACTGTGCGTCAGAAGAAACGTAAGGTATTAAACTATACCAAAGAAAATCTTGAGTGGATATCTAAGCGTGAAAGTTACACTGAGTTATTACATCCAGATTATCTACCAACTATTACACCACCTAAAGACTGGACAACAGTAGAGGGGGGTGGGTACATCACGAGTGTGTTACCAGATTTAGATTTAGTTAAGGTTAAGAATAAAAAATTCAAAGAGACTTTACGAACGGTTGATATGCCTGAGGTATACGAGGCAGTTAACAACCTACAACGTACACCTTTCCGAGTTAACAAAAAAGTATTGGATGTTGCATATCAAATATGGGACGAGGGACTCGGACGTGGTGAGATACCTACGCCCAATCTCGTTGACATACCTAACCGTCCACATGACATTGACACAAACGCAGAGGCCCGAAAGTTGTGGCGTAATGTGGCTGCCACTGCGCACACGTTGAATAAGACCAACATGTCTAAAGTTATTTTGTACACTAAGATTATAGGCATGGCACAACAGCTACAACACCATGAGAAAATTTATTTTCCAGTGCAATTAGATTTTCGTGGCCGTGTGTATTGTGTCCCCGCCTTTCTTAATTATCAAAGCAACACCATGTCCAAGGCCTTGTTAGAATTTGTGGATGGTTCACCCATCACAAAAGACAATGATGGTATATTTTATTTAGCGATGCACGGTGCTAACATGTTTGGCTATGATAAAGTCAACTTGGACGAGCGTGTCGCTTGGGTTAACAAACATGCAGACACTATTAAAGAGTGTGCTACTGACCCCTTGGGTACGCGGTGGTGGGAAGAGGCCGATAAACCTTTTCAATTCTTAGCATTTTGTTTTGAGTGGACAGCGTGGCTTGCACACAGAGACAGTGGTACTGACGAAGATTTTATTAGTCATCTGCCTATAGCTGTCGATGGTAGCTGTAACGGTTTACAATTGTATTCATTATTGTTACGCGATAAAGACAGTGGCGCTTTGGTTAATGTGGTACCGGCAGATAAGCCTGCTGATGTGTATCAACAACTAGCCAATGCAGTTATTGAAAGATTGAAAGCTGAAAAGGATGACACCATGGCACAGCAATGGTTGGCCTATGGTATCAAACGTAGCACAGTTAAGCGTGCTGTCATGACATCTGTTTATGGAAGCACACGTTACTCATGTTCTGATTTTGTTTTGGAAGATTTGAAAAAACGACAAGAGCGTGGTGAACAACACCCATTCAGTCAGGCGCCTATGGCTGCCGCAAGTTATTTGTCTGGGTATATATGGAGTGCGTTGGCTGAATCATTAGCCAGTGCTAAGGTAGGCATGGCCTTTTTGCAACAAATAGCAAAGATAGTAGCGAAAGAAGATATGCCTATACACTGGACAACACCTACTGGTTTTTATGTCCAGCAATTCTATCCTGAAATGAAAACCAAAAGAGTCAAGACCATGTTGATGGGCGAAGTGTTCAAACCTAGAGTCAAAGAAGAGACTGATAAGATGGACGGCTATCGAATGTCTAATGGTATTGCACCGAATTTCATACACGCTTTAGATAGTAGCGCGTTAATGAAGACTGTAAATCTTGCCGCTGAAAATGGGGTACAAAATTTTGCAACAGTCCACGATTCATTCGGTACTACAGCAGGCGACATGAATGTATTGTTAGTCTGTATTAAGACAGCGTTTGTTGATATATTCAATGACGCAAATCTATTGAAGGATTTTTTAACTGAAGTGAAGACACAAATTTCAAATCCAAAGCTTCTTGATAAGTTACCAGATGTGCCTAAGCAATCTGATTTAAACATAGAAGACTTAATGGATTGTGATTTCTTTTTCAGTTAACTTAGGTGCCCTTCATAGACATTAATTCATAAGGAGATTATACTATGCCGAGAAATAACTATGAACGAGTTGTGTCCCCTAAAGGCACAGCCCAGTACGCGTGGCTTACACAGCCCGACACAAGGTTTGACCCTGTTGGTCATTACAAAACTAATTTAATTGTAAAGGCGGACGAGTCACAGCCCTTAATACAGGCCATTGACAAGGCCTTGGCACAAAGCGCTACTCTTGCTGAAGAGAGCACTAAGAGTAAGAAAATTAAACAGGCACCGTTGCCATACACTGAAGAGATTGATGAGGAAGGCAACACAACTGACAATCTTATCTTTAAATTCAAAACTAAAGCTGAGTTGACAACTAAGGATGGTACTATAATTAAAAATAAAGTACCGTTGTTTGATACACAGGGTGTCCCTATAATAGACACTGATGTGTGGTCAGGCAGTGAGCTTAAAGTCAGCGCAGAACTTATACCTTATTACACAGCCATGGCAGGAGCAGGCGTCAGTCTTAGACTACGTGCTGTTCAAGTTGTGAAGCTAGTCCAAGGTGGTAGTGGCAACGCATCCGGATTCGGATTTGATGAAATCAAAGACGGTTATGTAGCCGAGAAAAAGGAAGTGGAAAATGAGGTACCAGTACAGGAAGAGGAAGCAGCAGACGCTGACTTCTAAACAGGTAGGTGCAAAATATGGATTTCGTAGTGGCCTTGAAGAAGTTATTGCAGAAGAACTTACAAAGAATTCTGTCGATTATACCTATGAGGAAACGAAATTACAATACGTTAAACCACAGAAGACACATACCTATACGCCTGACTTCTATTTACTTAAACAGAAAATTTTTATTGAAACAAAAGGGATGTTCACTACCGCAGACAGACAAAAAATGCGGTTGATTAAAGAGCAGTACCCTGAGTTAGATATTCGTTTTGTGTTTAGCAACGCACGTGCCCGTATTAGTAAGAAATCTAAAACAACACACGGCATGTGGTGTCAGAAGTATGGCTTCCTGTATGCACACCAAACAATACCAAAGGAATGGTTAGATTAAACTTGTCCCTCCTCGGACAATGGGTACGTAGTTTCTCTTTCTCCTCTGCGTACCCGCTTAGGAAAAATTTATGAAACAAGAATCAGAATTTATACATCACGTTCCATGTACTGTATGTGGAAGTAAAGACAATGCAGCTGTCTATTCAGATGGACATTCATATTGTTTTGGGTGCGGACACATAGAGTCGGGAGATGAGATAGTGAATACAACACCAAACTTAGAAAAACAAATTAACTTTATAGATTACGAAGTAGTAGAACTTAGTCGCCGTAAGTTAGATATCAAAACATTAAAGAAATTTAATTATGGTGTGGGCAGTAGCAACGGGAAACCTGTGCAAGTTGCTAACTACTACAACACTAACAATCAATTAGTTGCACAGAAGTTGCGCTACCCTGATAAAAGTTTTCAGTGGATAGGCGATGCAAAAGACAGTGTTCTTTTTGGACAACAACTGTGGCGTGACAAAGGTAAGATGGTTGTAATAACTGAAGGTGAGATAGACGCTCTGTCTGTGTCCCGTGTTCAAGAAAACAAATGGCCTGTGGTATCTGTTAAGTCAGGGGCACAAGGGGCCAAGCGTGACATACAACGTCAGCTTGAATGGTTAGAAAACTTTGAACAAGTTATCCTTATGTTTGACCAAGATGAGCCCGGCAAGAAAGCTGCCCTTGAATGTGCGAAATTGTTCAGCCCTAACAAAGCGAGAATTTGCCAGCTTCCCTTGAAAGACGCTAATGAAATGTTAGTGGCAGGGAAAACTAAAGAACTTATAGATTGTATGTGGGCCAGCAAAGCGTATCGCCCTGATGGGATTGTATCAGGCGCAGATTTGTGGGACAGCATCCAGAAAGAAGATGATTATGTTTCAGTAGACTACCCGTTCCCATTATTAAATGTTAAGACGCATGGGTTACGTAAGTCAGAGCTGGTTACTATCACCGCTGGTAGTGGTGTAGGTAAGAGTAGTTTTTGTAGGCACGTTGCCTCACATTTACTACAGAATAATTATAGCGTTGGGTACATTGCGCTTGAAGAAACAGTAAAGCGTAGTGCTTTAGGCGTGATGGGTATCAACTTACAAAAGCCTTTGCACTTAACTCGTGAAGGTGTAGACACAAAAGAATTAGAAAAATGTTTTAAAGAAACTGTAGGCAACGGTAACTTCTATCTTTATAATCACTTCGGTAGTACAGCTTCAGATAATTTAATTAGTAAAATTAGATACTTAGCAAAAGCATGCAACGTGGACTTCGTTATCTTAGACCATTTGCATATTGCATTAAGTGCTGTTGGAGAAGATATAGGTGACGAGCGGAAGCTCATAGATTACACTGTTACTAAACTGCGTACGTTAGTAGAAGAGACAGGGATTGGACTCATCCTTGTCAGCCACTTACGACGTCCGGAAGGTAACAGAGGTTATGAAGATGGGGTTCCTGTCAGCATGAACGCGCTGCGTGGCAGTGCATCTATTGGCCAACTGTCAGATATGATTATAAGTATGCAACGAGATTTGCAGGCGGAAGATAATCAAACACAGCTACATGTATTAAAAAATAGATTCAGCGGAGAGACTGGGAAAGCGTGCACACTAC